TAAATAGCGACGCTTTATGCGGTCTTGCCCGATGAGTAGCAAGCTAAGACCGCATTGCGTTTGCCTGCAGTCTTTGGCCACATGGGCCTCTGCAGCCTTTTTGCAATTCTTGCATTTATCATTCATTGCCCAGCCTTCTGCATGGCGCTGGCAATGAGTTGCCGAACAAAGGCTGAGCGAGAAATGATCTGGTTGGCTTGACGGTCGAGCCAATCGATCTGTTCCTGTGGCAAGTCGATGGTGATGGTGCGGCGCGGGGCCGGCTTGATTGTCATAGTGATGCGCTGGGGTTCCGCTGTGGGAATGCTAGCGGCTGATCGACGATATGCAACGCGTCTATCGTTGAGCGTGCCACTCCAGCAAGACCACCAGCCCCACTGACAACGTCGAGCCAGGCTGACTGTTCAGGCCCGACCCGCCCGGCGGGTGTCTTGACTTCGATGGATGTGAACACGGCCAGACGCAGGCCGATATGTTCTGGGCCGATGGTGACGGTGCGCCAGCCGATGAGATCAGCTGAGCCACGGGCCAGGCCGAATGTGACGAGCCGACCGGTGCGGGGGTCTGGGAGAGATCCGACCTGATTGCGAAAGATGCGCAGATCAGAGCGGGAGCCGAGCGCCAGGCGGATCTGCTGTTGAAGGGTTGTTTCGGCGTTGGCCACGCGCTTGATGGATCCGATACGCCCAGCCGGGACTGTAACCCCGTTCCTTGGCAAGAGCCAGGAGCTGAGGAAGAGTACGGGCTGTTCCTTGCGCTTGGCGATTGGCTGTATCTAAACCCGCAGTACCGCCACTTCGCTGAACCATAGCCCGAAACACATTAAAAACGCGCAAAGAATCGTTTGCGCTATTTCGCAAAACAGCGATTTCCTCCTCAGTAAATGTTCCACTCGCAAGCGTGCAATCTGACCGTCTTTTGCACACCTGCACCAAATCTCCGGAATCTTGCATCACTGGTCCATTGTAAAAAAAGTATTGACCCGGATAAGCAGCAACACGAACACGATCACCTGTTCTCAAAGTTGCGCCATTTGCATCACGTTTTAACTCCTGCAATTCCCCATCAATCTGCATCATGCCTTGCCTGGGTTTCGGTGCGCAATCCGCCCCGCACACCGGACACTGCGGCGCCGGCCTGAACGATGCAAAGCAGGCCGGACACGTCCGCACCGATGGCGCTGGCTGTGTGCCACCTGCGCGGCGTGCGCCGTGCTCAAGCGTCCACTGGCGGATGTCATCGGGGAAGCCGTGACGGGTGACGTTCCCGACGTGATCAAGGATGATCGCGGCGTCTTTGCCTGGTGCTGGCCGCAACACCCGGCCGACCTGCTGCAGGTACAGGCCAAGGCTGGCAGTGGGTCTTAGCAGTATGGCGCAGCCTGCAGCGGGGATGTCGAAGCCTTCGGAGACCACGTCAACGGTCACCAGCACACGGATGGTGCCGGCAGCGAATGATGCGACCACGGCATCGCGATCGGCGGTGTTGCCTAGCAGGGTGGCGGCATTGATGCCAGCAGTCTTAAACGCGTCTCGGACTGAGACAGCGTGGGCGATGTTGCAGCAGAACGCAATCGCTTGCTGTACCCCCGCAAGGCGTTGGTAATGATGGATCGCATCGCCGGTGACGGTTGGCCGTGTCATGGCGGCCGCGGCCTGGTTGTTGGCGTAATCGCCGGCCCTCATGCGCAGACCGGTGAGATCGGCCACCATCGGCGGCGCAAAGATCCGCGCGGGTGATAGGTAGCCAGCGGATGTGAGCATCTGCACCGATGGCCCCTCGACTAGCGCGTCGAATGTGTCGCGCAGGCCGCGGCCATCAAGGCGGCAGGGTGTGGCGGTGACGCCTAGGCGCAGCGCACCGGGCCAGTGGCTCAGGATCTGCGACCACGAGCCAGCGGCGGCATGATGTGCCTCATCGATGATGATCAGGCACGGCTGCCAGTCGATCGTGTCGAGCCTGCGGATGAGCGTCTGCACCGATGCGACCTGCACCGGTGCATCTGCACGCTGCACACCGGCCGCGATGATGCCGTGCTCGACGCCGGCGGCGGTGAGTTTGCTGCTGGCCTGATGGATCAGTTCACGCCGATGGACAAGGATCAGCACCTTGCGGCCGCGTTCGATGGCGCTGGCGGTGATGGCAGCCAGGATGACGGTCTTGCCTGCACCGGTAGGGGCCACCAGCAGCGGCGCGCGTGCGCCTGAGCGGTAGGCATTGCGCAGATCGTCGATCGCGCGGTGTTGGTAGGGGCGGAGTTGCACGCCGATGTTGCTGTTAGCCGCCTGATGCTATACGATGCGGGTCGTTGCGCCACTTCATGGAGAACGCCGACTACCACGCCCACCCCGCCATCTCAAAGTCGCATCTGGATCTCATCGCGAGATCCCCGCTGCACTACTGGGCGCGCTACATCGACCCGAACCGGGTGCCCACCGAGCCGACTGATGCGATGCGACTCGGGACTGCTGTTCACACGCTGACCCTTGAGGCTGATCAGTTTGAGGCCCGATATGCCGTGGCCCCTGCCGTTGACCGCCGATACAAAGCGGGCAAGGAAGCGTGGGCCAAGTTCCAAGCTGAAGCCGGTGATCGCGAACTGATCGACGCCGACGATCGCGCCACAATCAGCCGCATGGCCGAATCAGTCTGGCGCCATCCGGCCGCGGCGATGCTGCTGCATTGGCAGGGCAAGGCTGAGACCACGCACATGTGGACCGATCCGACCACCAGCGCTGAATGCAAGTGCCGGCCCGACTGGCTGACTAATGACGGCAACCTGATCATCGATTTGAAGACGACCGAGGATGCCAGCCCGAGCGGCTTCCAGCGCAGCGTGGCGAATTATCGCTACCACTGCCAAGCGAGTTGGTATCTCGACGGGGTTGAAGCGGCCACCGGCCACCGGCCCGATCAGTTCATCTTCATCTGTGTCGAGAAGAAGCCGCCGTATTGCTGCGCCGTCTACGCCGCCGATGCGGAGATGATCCAGATCGGCGCCGAGACTGCCGCGCGTGATCTCGCCCGGCTGGTCGAATGCAAGGCCAGCAACACCTGGCCCGGATACAGCGACCAGATCGAACCGCTCAGCCTGCCCGCGTGGATGCGGCCGCGGGCTGATGGTTCACTGCCTAACCCGCCTGAGATCGAGATCTACTGATGGAATCCACCGCACTCACCACCACCAGCACCGGCTCGGTGTTCTCCGGCATTCAAGCGTTTGAGGACGCCCAGCGGATCGCCAAGGCTTTGGCTAGCAGCACGCTGATCCCGCCGCAGTTCCAAGGACAGCAGGGCTTCGCCAACTGCTTGATTGCGCTTGAGATCGCCAACCGGATGGGCATCAGCCCGTTCCTGGCGATGCAGCATCTGCATGTGATCCATGGCCGCCCGTCGTGGAGCAGCAGCTTCATCATCGCGATGGTCAACGGCTGCGGCCGGTTCAGCCCGTTGCGGTTTGAACTGAGCGGCGAAGGCGACAGCCTTGCCTGCTATGCCGTCGCGACCGACCTGGCCAGCCAGCAGGAGCTGAAGGGGCCGACCATCACGATGGCCATGGCCAAGAAAGAAGGATGGGCCACCAAGTCGGGCAGCAAATGGCAGACGATGCCCGAGCTGATGATCCGCTACCGGGCCGCAGCATTTTGGGGCAGGCTGTATGCCAGCGACATGTTGCTCGGGATGCAGAGCCAGGAGGAAGTGGTTGACATCGAGCCGGTCAAGGTCACAGCGGCCGATACCACGCTCGATGACCTGAACGCCAAGATCGCGGCCGACCCTGAGCCAGTGGAGGTTACGACTGATGACCTCTTCTGATTATCTGACCGGCCCTCAGCTGGCTGAGCGTTGGGGGCTGCATCCTGACACGCTGATGCGCTGGCGCAAGGCGGGCAAAGGTCCGCCGTACTTCAGAACCCCTGGATTCGTGCTCTACCCATTGGCCGAGGTTGAGCAATACGAAAAGGCCAACACCATCACTCACGACGAATCATGACCTTCAAAGCCAACGGCGCACTGTTTCGCAACACTGAAGAAAAGCTGCGCGCGCGTCTGGGCGATCGCTTCGACGCGTCCAAGAATTATCCGATGTACGACGGCGTGGTCAGCGTGCCGGCCGATCAGGCGTATGCGATGGCTAACTACCTTATGAACGCCACACCGAACGATCGGGGCAACATCCCGATGCGGATCAGCGGCTGGCGCAAGGAGCCGGCCAGCGGCGGTGACGCGTATGTGTCGATGGCGATCGAGCCGGACTACAAGACGCAGAAAGCGATCGAGGAGGCGGGCGCCACTGCCGAGGCAGCGGCCACAAGCCTGGCCAAGGCAACCAGCGGCACGGTGATTCAGGACGACGTGTTCTGATTCATGATCATCAGCTCTAGGCGCGCGATCTCATGGACCGCCGCCTGGAGCATCTCCTGCTGCCGCATGGTTTGCCGCAGCAGCTGCGCCGCGAGTTGGCCGACGTTGCCGTGTTCGGCCAAGCCGCGGCAGTTGGCTTCGAGTTTGAACAGCTTCTCTGGTGGGATGTCCACCACCATCCACTTACCGAAATCCATCTAGCCGGGGCGTAGTTGCCCCATCGTGCCAATGAATTGTCCGAAGTGCAGTAGCAACGATCTCCGCGTGAAGCACACGAACAACAAACTGCCGAGCCAGGTGGTGCGTTATCGGCTGTGCAAAGCGTGCGGGTTCAAGTGGTTCACGGTCGAGACGCGGGTGCCGGACTACACGGTGGGGTGGGCCGCGTCGATGCAGTCGAAGCCGGTGCTGCGTGTGCCGGTGACGGTGACGCTGCAGCACGTCGAGGAGGCGGACATGCGGCAGATCCTGCGAGTCACCGGCGGCATGAACAAATGTGACAAGGCCGCTTGATTCGCCGCCACCGGTGGCGTATTGTGGCGAAGTCCACCCGACACCGACCCATGCTCACCGCCACAGCCCTGGTGATCTGGAAGCTGTTCCTGCCGCTGCTGGTGCTGGTCGCTCTGATCGACTGGCTGACCGCTTCTACCGATCGCCGTGTTCGCGTGCTGGCCCATGCCGGCCGCAGTCAGCGCCAGATTGCTGACTCGCTTCACATCACCCGCTACCGCGTCCGCAAGGCGCTCGCATCATGATCAACCGCATCGCCGCCGCTGTCCTGCTGCTGATGGTCTACGTGGCCGGTCTCGACACCGGCCGCACCGACGCAGTCAAAGCGCACCACAACCACCCCGCCTGCCATCAGAACCTGAAGCCATGACCACCATGCGCCGCTTCTACTTCCAGATCCACAGCGCCAACGTGATCGAGGCCATTACGGCGCACAGCCTGACCGAAGCGCAGCAGATCGCTGCCGAAACAGGTTGGCTGCCGTGGTGGTCCGAGATCGAATGGCTCAACCCTGAAACTGTCACCGACCCAGCGCTGCACCAATGAACACCTACCGCGTGATTCTTGAGACCGATCAGGTCGAGCTGTTGGCGCCGAACGCTGCCACCGCTGTTCTCAGCGCGATGGAGCTGTACCCAGACCAGCAGTTGCTGAACGTCGAGCTTGAGCCCGAATGGGCTGACGATGACCACCCATCACTGACCGCCGCTGAGCGGAACCCGAGCCTGCGATGACCGACCACATCCGCGCCAAACTCGAGGCCCTGATCAGCGACTCGGGCATGTTCAACGCCGGCCAGCTTGAGGAACGCCGCCGGTTGCAGTTGTTGATCACCGCCAGGATCGACGAACTGCGCGGCGCCGGTAGCGTGCCGCATGTCAGTGCCGTATGCGCTGAACTGCTCAGAATCCGCCAAGCACTGGAACCATGCTGACCCGCGTCCGACTCGACCAGCAACGCGCCGAAATGCTCGATTCGCTGTATCAAGCCAGCGGCCGCACCTGCGGCACCTACACCGGTCTGTGGCAGGAGTTCTGCCAAGACATCGCCGTCAACTTTAGGGACACCGACTACGCCGACCTGCACGCTGCGTGCGTGATCGCGATCGACCACACCGAAAGCCACCTGGCCGAGAAGCACGCGCAGCAGTGCATCGCCGTGTGCCGGCGGTTCTTGCTTAGGGAGAAGTGGTTGTGACCGACCGCAAGCCCAACGGCAAGGGCCGCAACTTCACGGTCAACATCAGGATGAGCCGCGAGGAGATCGAGGCCGCGCGGAAGCTGGGTGATGGCAACATCAGCATGGGCTTCAGGCAGGCGATCCGGTACGCGTGCTGGAAGGAGATGCGGCCGATCAAGCTGAGCACCATGCTGCGCTCAGCGTCGGTGATGGCGGCCGCGCTCGAGGATGGCAACCATGAGTGACCACTACCGCCACGGCGAGATCGAGTGCATCGACGCCATCCAGGCCGCGCTGACACCGGAGGAGTTCCGGGGGTTTTGCAAGGGCAACGTGCTCAAGTACGTCTGGCGCGAGCAGCACAAAGACCCCGAATCGTTAAGGAAAGCGCAGTGGTATGTCACCAGACTCCTTGGCACCATGGAGTCATGAAGCAGACACACCTGAACTGGCTCGAGCGGTGGGCGCTGCGGCTGCTGCATCACAGCCCGCGTGTCAGCCTATTGATCCTCAAGCCAGTTGACACGACGCTGATCAGCTGGTCGGCGCGGCCTGATGACGATATCGCCACCGCCATCATTGATGACCTGCTGTGCCTACCTGAGACCAGCGACGACGAGCCGGCCAGCATGATGCTCGAGCGGTTGTACCACGCGCCGAGTTACGGCGAACGCGAATGATTAGCTTGCACGCCGGCCGCTTGCTGCTGGTGTGCAGCTGCTCCTCTCGCAACTGGTGGGCCCATGTTGTGCTCGGCCCGCGGCCTGAGTTGCAGATCAAGGCCGACACCGGCACGGTCCACCTGCCTGATGCGTTGATCCGCGCGCAATCGGTCTACAAGATGGCAGTGGCATCTATGCGGCCCGCTGATGCGCCGCGCATGTGTTGGGATTGTCTGCAGTGGGATATGCGCCGGCAGCGTTGCGATCTGGGGCTGCCAGAATCGAAACGAAGCGGCGGCCGTTATGCGCCCCGGTGCGAGATGTTCCAACCATGTCGCGCGAATGGGTAACGGCCACGCGTGAACCGTGGTGCCCGCTGATCAAGCAATGCCTCGACGGCATCGACCGCCACAACAGTCTGTGGTTCGCAACAGGCGACGCGTGGCACCTGCATCGAGCTGAGTACCTGCGGCAGTATGTGGTCGAGCTGAAGGACTGGATCCATCGCGATGAGCGCGCCGGAAGTGCTGAGCCGTACTGATCGCGACGGCGGATGGATCGAGACGTTGCAGCCCGAAGGCGGCGGCGAGCTGTACTACCGCAGCTGCGCGCACGGGATGTGCCGTTACTCGAGCGACCTGTGGCAGGCTGAGATGTATCTGGACCACCTGCTAGCCCGATGACGCTGCCCGAGATTGCCTACCTGGCCGTGATGTATTGGGTGATCTGCCTGTTGGTCATTCTGCTGCTGAGTCGGATCCTCCCGTGATCCACCGGGCCACGGCCCACTCTCCCAGCTCGGTGTAGAAGTCTTGCTGGCGGTACCAGTCGAGCCAGGGCTTGTGACCTTTGCGGCTGTTGCAGCTAAGGCAGCAGGCAACGAGGTTGGCGCGCACCGTGAGGCCGCCATGGACCTTGGGCACCACGTGGTCGAGGGTTGGCGATCGGCCCAGGTCATCGCCGCAATAGGCACAGCGATAGGACCATGCCAGCAGCACCTGATCGCGCGCCGATCGACGGGTGACCAGGCGGGTTCCGTCAATGTGCGCCTTGTCCACTGAGATTCGGCGGCAGGGGCATTGCCTGAACCTCGAGGGTCAGGATGTCGTCGTCGTCGTGGATGTGCTCAGCGATCCGGCTGTAGACATCAGCCGGCAGGTCTTCGGGGTCAGCGTCAGAGCGGACCACGACGGTGGCGGTGACTTCAACGATGAAGGCCCGCATGGGATCGCCGCCGCTTGCCCCAACGGTAGCGGGCGCGACTGGATCGCCCGATGTGTGACGGATTGTGAACGGGCCGCCCTGATCGCGCACTATGCGCTGCCGGTGGTGTATTGTTAGTTCATCAACGCACCGGACCGATGGCTTTCACCGCTCTCTGCCTCGACGATTCCGTCACCACCTGCGACTGCTGCGGTCGCACCGATCTCAAAGCCACTGTTCTAATGCAGTCCGACCTTGGCGAGCTGGCCCACTTCGGTCAGGTCTGCGCAGCCCGCAACAGCGGCAAGACTCGCCAGCAAGTCACCAAGGAGATCCGCGCCGAGCGCGATGCTGCCTTCGGCCGCGCCAGCAATCAGCTGATGGATCTGCGCCGAGCTGGCACCAAGATCACCCGCGAGATTGTTCGTGAAGTGGCCGCCAGCTTTCGTGCTGATGCAACCATCCTGATCCGTCAGTGGGTCTAACCTCCCACCCATGACTTACATCCTTCACACCGGCCCGTGGCACATCGGGCCATTCCCGACCCACATCGCGGCGCAGCACTTCGCTGAGAGCCACGGCATCGACGACTACCGCATGATCCCGCTCGATGATCCGGCTGAAGCGCCGGGCCGGATCGCGCGGTTCAATAGTCCCAGCGCACCTTAGGTTTGCCCTTGCGGATGCCGAGGTGAACAAATCCCTTCGGCGCGCCGTAGCCGACGCTGTAAGGCCAATTCTTGTCGCACCAGTCCTGGACCGCGTGGATGTCAGCCCCATGAACGAAAAAGTCCACAGCACCCACGCCGGGCGCGTCGTAAAGGTGCTCACTGCCTGAGGCTCCACCCACCTGCCGGTTGACTGCTGGCGGCCTGAATCCAGATGTGATCACGATCGGCTTACCACCGAACGCGCCACGCACCCGCTCAAGGAACGCCGCCAGCTCTGCGGCCGTGTCGATCTGGTGCTGGTGGTCGAACCTGCGGGCCTCTTGGTCAAGGGCAAACTCGCCTAGCCGTATGTGTGGCGTGATGTGCGCTGAGAACGGGCTGGCGGGCGTCAGCTTGGCCGGTTGCCGCTCTTGCTCAGGCAGGCCCCACAGGCGGCCCTCGGCCTCTCTGCGGCGCTTCAGGCCTGCCTCGACGTTGGTGCCAGGGTTGCGGTAGAGCAGCAGCGCCTCGGGCACCTGCGCCCACTCCTTCGCCTTCAGCCGCTTGCTGATGGTCTCAAACCCAGCGGCGCCGTAGAAGCCACTGCCCAGGTTGTAGGCGAACGAGATCAGCGCGCACTTCTGCTGGTCGCTCATCGCCACCCAGAACGGCACGGTCGCGCGCAGCTTCTCAGCAATGCGATCGACCTCACTGCGCAGCAGCATGTCGGCCTCGACCCGGTTGATCTTGTCACCCTTCTGCACCTTGCGGCCGTCGCTGTAGCGCGTGGTGCCCCAGCCGATGGTCCACGGGTCGCCGCCACTCAACGGATCGGGGTAGGCCTCAAGATGACAGCCCTCAAACTGCTGGATCAGCTGCAGCGCTGCGCCCAGGTCAGCCTGCTTGCCGTCTTGGCTCCATGTTTGAAACCACGCCTGATCTTTATTGAACAGATCCGGCGCAACCTTTAACAGCTCCGCTTCCAATTCAACGACCGCCGCCATCTGATGCGGCAGCCCTTTCCAGTAACGGAACAGGTCGCTTGGTTTGATCGGTGCTTTAGCCACGCTTGGGGAACATCAGACGCAGTGCCTGCAGCAGCAGTTGAATCCAGCTATTCGACTTGAGCGGGGTCAGCGCGATGATCTCGCTGCCAGCGGCGAGGATGATGGCGATGACGGCGACGGTTTGCGCGTCCATGATCAGCGGTGTGGGCGTGCCTCAAGGGTAGCCACGCGCTGCTCGACGCCATTCAGTCGCTTGAAGGTCTCCTGTCGATCCGCGCGGATGTCGCCATGGAGCACCTCGAGCTGAGTAGCGATATGCTCGACGGCAGCGGTGAGCCTGATCACGGCGTCACGCGCTTCATCGTTGCGCTTGCTAAAGCCCATCGCGCCCATCGCAGCCACGCTGATGGATGCCCCAGCAACAGCAGCGATCAGCTCGATCATGCACCTAGGTTAGCGCCCCTGCCCGCGGCGAGGTTTCTTGCCACGGCGGCGGGGCCGGCTGTTCTGGCCGTAGCCGATGCTGGTGGTTTTTGGTGGTCCCGGTTGGTGATCAATCCGGGTGGCGCCAGTCTTGGCTTTAACGGCCATCAGCTCTCAGGCTCAGGCTCTTCTGCCACCGGCTGCGGCGCGTAAGGATCAGCCGGCCAGACGGGATACAACGGGCCAGTGATGTAGGCAGCCAGCGCGTCGGTGTCGGCTGTGTCGCGGATGGCTGTGACCTTGACACCAGTAGCCAGCCTGATGTCCTCACGCCAGGTCTTCAGCAGCGGGTCAGCAGCTTTGCCGTTGTCGGCCTCGCGGATGATGATCCAGTCCGTAGGGGCCAGCAGCGTATTGGCGGTGGTGCGTGTCTGCTGCACCCACTGCTCGATCAGTTGCGTGTGGTCTTTAGGGATCAGCTTGCCTTCGGCGTCGTAGCCCCAGTAAAACCGTTGATCGTATGGCTGCGGGTCAGGCACCTCCGTGATGCCAATCGCCTTGCGCTCCTGCGGGCTGCTCAGTCGGATAAAGTTGGCCGGGTATTGGATCCCAGCATGAGTGAAGGGCACGTCTGGAGCGAGCGGTTTGCCGTCAAGGATGAACATTGGTGTCTTCCGGAAAATTCAGGTAGGCGAACTCGCCGTGTACCTTAAGTGCCATAACATCGTAAGCGCGGGCGGCTTCAATGTCCGTAGTGTGGTAAGACGTGATTTCTTTACCATTGACGCAAATCCGTGCCCTCCACAATCCGGTTTTGGTATGGGGTGAAATGCCTTTGTACCTGAAACGCGGTTTTCTGTTTGCGTTGTTTTGCGATCGTGTGGCGACACGCAAATTGCTGGGGTCATGTAACCCCGAATTATTGTTTTTGTGATCAACAAGTAAATTCCCGATATCTTTTCCTGTAGATAGAAAAATGTAGATGCGGTATGTGTAGTAAAAACGCTTTTTATACGAGACGCGCCAGCGACCATCTGGACGTAACGTACCGGCGACTGCGCCCTCTTTAACGTGATTGCCCCGAAAGTTTTTCCAGCGAAGAAGGCTGGGACTGGTCATGTCAACAAACAAATGCTCTCCAATGTCTTGCGGAATAGGTAAAAACTGTTCCACGGGCGCGAAGCTACGTCCAGCAAGCGTAGCCCATGAACGGATACTAAGCAAGGTGCATTTGCTTGCCAGTGTCAGTCTTGTTCTCTAGTGGGGTCAGCGGGCGCGGGCGTAGGAACTGTTAGTTAATTTGCGCTCTAGCGTACTTAAACGCATCGCCAGTGGTAGTGATGCTATAGCTGTAAGTGCTGGCGTTTTGGTTGTAGGTCGTGCTGGTCGTGCGAATCTTAAAGCCGTTACTAAGTTTGTCAGCATGAGTGCCAAATGTCACCGCGTTACCGCCAACAGTCATCGCAGTAGGCACGCCATTTAAGTAGACAAAGGGACCATCAGCCACGCCATTGCCGGTATAACTGCCGCTAGTAGTAATGGTTGTGCTGGGCAGGTTTGCCGTGCAGAGCGCCTTGAAGCCGCTGGGGGCCGTGTAGGCGAAGGGGCGTTGGCCGAAGTTCACCGAAATAGCCACGTTGCCGTACATGGACATGGCTGGCGTCCACGCTGCATTTGCAGTCAGGTTGCTGTATGCAGTGCCTTGGCTGGTTCCGTTTTTATAGAAAACAAGAGTGCCAGCATCAACGTTTAGACCGATGCCAATAACATCACCAGCCGTGAAAGACGCACCGTAGGTCCCGCCGCCGTAAGTAGAAGAAACTTTGGCACCTGTGGAGTTGTAGCCAGCGGTTTCGGCGGTGTTTTCAAAGTCGTTGTTGATAGCGACACCGCCTGCTCCTATTGCTTTCGAAAC